CGGCCAGTTCCTTGGCGCGCAGTGTGGACCGCAGTCACTGCAGCCTATGGCTCGTTCCTGCTGAGCAAGAAGTTCAACCACTTCCACCTGCCCGACGTGCTGTTGTCGTGCGCATACAGGTGTCTTGCTGATGTGTTCTCGCGCCCCTACTCGTTCGCCATATCCCCTTTCGTGACCAAGGAAAGCAGGCAGCTATTTGTTGCGTCGCCTATCGAGGATAGCAGCATGCGCGTCCTCAACGTGCTCAGTGACGCAATGAACACAGCCAGCAGTGCAGGGAGCTACAGCAAGGATGTGGCCGCACGTGGGATTGTAGATGCCAGGAACATCGGAGCATTCGTCATGGCGCAGACAATCGACGTGCTGAGCATCGGGTGTGCAAAGGCTCCGGCCCTCACTGTCGGCGCGGCTCACGCTGTGCAGAGATGTTTTGCGGGCACGTGCGAAATTGATGTCATTTTGCAGAAACTGAGCCAGCTGTCGAACTCCTGGTGGAACCTCTTGCAAGCGGCAATGGATTGGTGCTCGCCATACATGAAGTCGTTCCCAGGCCAAATAGCTCGCCTCGAACTCGACATTTGCAGGCGCATAAGCTGCTACGTCCCTGAAGTCCCTGACAGAAGGACGCTTGAGTTGGCTTCGGATGCCATTATCCCAATTTTGGACCAAGTAGACTCAGTGACCCGTGGATACGTCGCCACTGCAGCAACTTCAGCCGTTGGTGTGGCCGCTAGCTCAGCACATTACATGGCAACGCTGAACACCACCTACAGCCCCTACCTGCTACAGCAATACGGCTACTACTCAGGTGTGTATGCATGCGTCACAGGCATCGTTGCAAGGAAGCTCGAGCGCTATCGTGGAAGGGAAGCGTCGCTATTCAGCAATCCTCTATATCGCGCAGTTGCGCCTGTAATTGAGGAGACGTCGGCAGACTATGGCATTCCCCTGCAGCTACTGGAGGTCGTGTTCTTCGGCGGGTGTCCCAAGACATTTGCGCTGTTTTGGCTGATCAGGCATTTCTATGGCAGCGCAACTTCCGGCTGTGTCCACTCTCTGCATAACGTCATTCGCCGCCCCGACCCGTTCAATTGCTTCTCCGCGCTGCTCGCAGTCGGCTCTGCCGTTGGTGCCATGGGCACACGCAGCGAGTTCGCCACTGCAGACATGAGCACCATTCAGCCTGGCTGGAGCATGCGCCTCGTCAGAGATGTCAACCCCGCCAACGATCCACTCTGCCGCACTCTGTTCCCCGTCTTTTACCATTTGCGACCAACGGCCATTAACGCCGGAACCGTTGCGCACGCATTCGTGGGGCGGATTGCAAAGGCAGTCCCTGGCGACACCGCTGCGGGCGCCCAACTCAAGCACCGCGTCTGGCAGCACATCGCAGATCAGGTCGGCCATGTCGACCCTGTCACATTGTTCGACGTGGCAGCGAGTTTCACAGGCGCAAAGGCGAGGTTGTACGGCAATGTGGCTGTGATGGCGCAAATCTACGGAAACCAGCTCGATGAGGATGCTAGCACAGCTCTCGAATCGATGGGCAAGAAGGAGTTGGCAGTGTGCCTAGCGGACACCGACGAGCATCAGGCAGCAAGCGACCCACGTGGGATCCAAGCCAATCACGTCCGGCTCCTAGCTTGGCAGGCCACTTTTGTGATCCCATATGAGCAGAAGCTGAAGGAGCTGTTTGGCGTAGGGCGCGACGGCCGCATTCTGGGCCTCCGGGTTGTCTATGGCTCAGGCGCAACCGCCGTCGACATCTCTCGTGAGATAGCCAGACTCTCCGTCTACAACGAGCCATTCGCAATCATCACCGGTGACGATTCCAAGTTCCACCTGTGCGAAGACGGTATCATGTACACAGGGTCGGCGGACTCCTCTCGGCACGACGCGCACGTTAGCGGCAGCAATCTGCATGCACAGCTCGGGGC